CAATGAAAAGATTTTGCGAATTAGAGAATAAAAATCTAATGCAGCTAATCGAGGTTTTATCAAGTGGGGTTTATGACTTAGATACAATCGTTCACATCGTCCAAGCCGCAGCTGAAAGTGGATACAATAGCCTTAAAAAGCCTATTGACTTTGATGAATTTGAAGTGTGCGAATGGATAGATCAAGTTGGTGGCTTATCGGCAAAAGAAGGACAATTGGTCGAGTTTATGAAATATATGCAAGACTCAATGACTCCAGATTTAAAGGCTGAGAAGGAAACGGATGAAAAAAAAAATTAGGGTTTTATAGTTGGGACTCAATAATTATTCTCGCTATTGAAGTTGGCTTAACGATTAACGAGTTTTGGCAATTGACGTGGCGAGAATTTTTATTATATAAAACGGCTTATCAAAATAAGGAAGTGAGAGAATGGGAAAGAACAAGGATGGTAGCTTACTTAATTTATAAAGTAAATACAAGTGAGAAAAGTCCAAAGAGTTTAAAATCTTTCTTTCCTTTGCCAAGTGATGAAGTTGAAGAAGAAAAGCCAAAACTGACTCAAGAGCAATTGGCAAGAACATTAAAGTTGTATGGAGTAAAATAATAAAATGACACAAGAAACGTTAAAAATTACTTTAACCGCAGACAATCAACAAGCGGTTAAAAATATACAAGAAACAGTAACCGCAACAACAAAGTTAGGTACTGCGTTTAAAACGTTGCCAAGTGTAAGTAACCAAGCAACAACTGCTTTATCAAACTTATCAAGAGTAGCACAGGATGCTCCTTATGGATTTATAGGTATTGCAAATAACTTGAATCCTTTATTAGAATCATTCCAAAGATTAAAAGTTGAGGCTGGGAGTTCAAGCGGTGCTTTAAAAGCAATGGCACAAGGTTTAATAGGTCCAGCGGGTATAGGTTTAGCATTGGGTGCGGTATCTTCTATTATAGTTGCATTTGGTCCACAAATAGCACAATTTATAAGTGGTACTAAAAAAGCAACTGAAGTTGAAGATAAGTTTGCAACAAGTTTAAGAGATGCAAGAGCAGAGGCAAGTGAAACAGGAATAAGACTACAAGCATATTTATCAATAAGTGAAAATGCAAATGTTAGTGAATCAAGAAGGGCAGAAGCATTAAAAGCAGTTGTAACGGAACTAAGTAAAGTAAATAGTGCTTATGCATCAACAATTACAAATGTTGACCAAGCAAGAGCAGCAGTTGATTTATATACTCAATCTTTGGTAAATCAAGCCTTAACAACAAGGTATATTGATAAAATTGCAGATAAAACTGAATCATTAAATGATGTAAATAAGAAATTATTACAAAGTGGTAGAGATTATTATAAAACAATTGCTGAACAAAATAGATTAATTGCAGAAGGTAGAATATCAGCAGCAGTTGACAAAGCAGTAGCAGCTAAAGAATTAAAAAAACAAAATATTGAGGCAAGAAAAGAAGGTAATGCATTAAAAAAAGAAATAATAGATACAAGAGTTGAAGTTAATAATTTATTAATTGAATCATCAAAAAACCCATTTTTTAATTTTACAAAAGGTGCAAATGAAGCTACTAATGCTACTAATAATACAACAAAAAGCATTGAAAAATTAGGTAAACAAGCAAGAGTTTTAAAGGTAGGTACAACTGCAATTATTGAAACTGAAAGGAATATTGAAACACCTACAACTCCAAATAAGTTAAGTAAGGATTTACCAATGTTTGCGCAACAATATACGGCAGATCAAATATTTAAAAATGAGGCTGCATTAAGAAGATATAATACACAATTACAATTAGCAAATGGAATTACAGATACATTAACACCAGCTTTTGAAGCAATGTTTAATGCAATGGCAAATGGTGAAAATATAGGTAAGGCATTAGAAGAAACATTTAAAAGAATATTAGTGCAATTAACTACAATGATAATTAAAACATTAATATTTAAAGGAATTATGGCTGCTTTAGGTATTCCTACTGCTGGTGGTGGAGGAGTTGGATTTACAAACTTTAGTCCTATTGGTGCAGCTGGTGATGGCGGTGGTGCGTTTGTTCTTAGAGGTCAAGATTTATTATTGGCTACAAATAGAGCGCAAAAGGCATCTAATCTTAAAGGACAAAACATTAGTTTAGCATAATGGCATACGGATTAAGATATACAATAACACAAGAACTAAGAGATGGGACATCATTAATCGTTAAGATATACGAGAAAAGTTATGTTGGTGGAACTGTAACTCCATACATAGGAACAAACGTTTCTTTAGTTCCAAATGCAGCAAATGAAGACCCAATTGCAATTATTATATCTTCTCAATTAAATGTGTCTTTTATTATTTCTGACCAAGAAGATTACGATAATTTTCCTGACTTGTTAAACTTTGATGAAACAAAGTATTATGTTGAGTTAGTTATTAATGCACAAATTAAATGGAGAGGGTTTTTACTTAATGATTATATACAAGTTCCATTTACAACAGGAAATCAAGAAGTTAGTATAAATTGTATTGATGGACTTTCTTTTCTTAGATATATATATTACGATGGAGATGTAAATGTAAATTCATTAATTAAATTAATTGACATTATTGGTACTTCTTTAAATCAATTACCATTTGATGATACAATATTTATTTATGATTGTTGTTCTTATTATGCAGACGGAATGTTTGATAGAGGAGATGCTGGTGCAGATGAGCCATTTAGCCAAACTTATCAATACAAAAGGGATTTTTACAAATTAGATTATTATACTATTTTAGAAAATATAATTAAGACATTCGGTTGTAGATTATTTCAAGCTAATGGCGATTGGTATATTTTACCAATGAATCAACAAGCTGACACAATATATTACACAAGATATGTTGTAGATAATGTGCCAAGTGTAAGTGGTAATGGAGTTTTAACAAATACAATTAGTATTTTACCATATCAAGATGGTAATGTTCATTTTACAAATAATAACCAAACTAAAATAGTTAAAAAAGGTTATCCTACTATTCAATCAACTTTGCCGTATGATTATGCAAATAATTATATATACAATGGAACTTTTAAATTTACAACTGGTTCTGGTGCTTCATTAAGAGCAAATGGTTGGAGTGAATTTGAGGTTGCACCATCAAGAGCAACTTTAGTTGTATTAAATGAAGATCAATCAAATAGGTATGAAGTATTTTATTTAGGTGGTGGGAATGCTTACATACAAAACTATTTTTTATCTCCTGTTGATTATTCTTATTTGCCTAAAATGTATGGAACAAGTGCATCTTTGTCTTTTGAGTTACAAGGAGCAAATGCTGGAGATAAAATAAGAGTTTATATAACGGCTTTTATTGGTGGAACAACTTATTACTTAAGAGATAATGATACTTGGAGTGCAACTTCACATTTTATTGATATTACATATACAACATTTAATACTTATGTTACTAATAGCATAGAAATACCTATGGGATTTTCACAAGCATTAAGTTTAACTATTGAAGGTTTAATTGGTGTTAAGTTTGAAGCAGCGGCTGGTGCAATAGGTGGGTATATTAAAAACGTTAAATTAACACAAGGAGATGCTTCTATTAAAGAAGTTGTTTTAACAAGAAATATTGGTTCTACATCACAAATAGCAACTGATATTGACATACCTTATAGCGCAATTTACCCACCACAAGGAGCATCACCAATAAGAAACAATGTTGGTTTATTATTTCAATCAGATGGAGATATATGGACTGACTGGTACAGATATGGATATCCACCAGAGGCATTTACTATGTTAGCTGAATTAGTAATGCGACAATATTCAAACTTATTAAATAAGAACATAGCTACTTTAGAAGGAGATTTAGGTGCAATAGCTGGAGCAAATGGGTTTATTTATCTTGATAAAACTTATACTATTCAAGATGCAAGTACAAACGCTTTGTCTTATAATAATAAGAAGTTTTTAATAAATAGGCTTACATCAAATCCTTATATGGATGAAACAAGCCAAATACAACTTTTAGAGATTACAATGGTTGATAATGCTTCAACTGCTACTGTTGATTATATTGGGGATGTTACCATAGAAACTCCTAAAAGATATTTTAATAATGCGTAAATTTGTAATATGGCAGCAGTAATTGGAAATAATGTAATGCTTTATTGGCATAGGACAGATGTAGACCCAGAAGTGGATGTTGCGTTTGCGTGTAGTACAACTTGTACTTTTAGTGTAAACATAGATCAAAAAGAGGTAACAAGCCAAACAAGTGCTTGGTTTAGAGAATATAAAAACGATGTAGCCACTTGGAATGTAACTTGTGATGGGTTAATTACTTTGACTGGCTTTTCTTATTTGTTTATGTTAGACAAGCAATTAGCACGAGAACCAATAGAAATTAAGTTTGTGGTGGATAATGGAGTTGATGGATTAGTTATTATTAATGGAATTTGTAATATATCAAGTTTAGCAATAAACGCTCCTCAAAAGGATGTGGCTACATATAACGTGAGTTTACAAGGTAGCGGAGCATACAATACAACAGGAACACAAGTAGACCCAAGCGGAGTTATCATAGTAGGTTCAAACCCTGTTAAGACAAAAGGTTACACGGCTGCTGGTGGCGAAACAACAGTTACTTTTGCGGACACAATTGGTTATGCTTGTTTATACGTTTCAAGAGGTGGTGTGGATGCACAAAACATTTTAATTAGTGGAGTTCCAACTGGGGATGATGTGAAGTTTATAAGTGCGACAGGAGTTCTTACTTTTAGTCGACCTTTAGCAGCTGGGGAATATATTAGAGGATTATTTCAATAAAATATTATGAGTCAATTACAAGTAACAGGAGAAGCAAAGATTAGGGATATACAAGGTCCAGTAGTGTCTAATAGCGGTGTTATAACTGCTTTAGATGGAGATGCTTCTCAATATGTACGAGGAGATGGTACTTTAGCTGATTTCCCTACATCAACAGGTGGAGGTAGTTCTGTTTCTTATTATCTTAACTCAAGTGTAAGTCAAGGAACAATTGGAGGAGTAGCTTATAAACAATTAAGCAAAACACCTATTGCTGGTGCTGGAACTGATATTGTTATATCTTCAAATGGATATGTAGCAAGTTACATTACTGATGCTAATGACCCAGCTTTATTAGAAGTACCAGCTGGTAACTTTAATTGTGAGTTCTATTTTAGTGTAAATAACAATACAGGTAATCCTTTTGTTTATGCAGAGGTTTATAAATATGATGGCACTACTTTTACTTTATTAGGTACAAGCGTTGGAGTTCCAGAGTACATTACTGAAGGAACAGTAATTAACCCTTACTACTTTGCAGTACCAGTTTCTACAAGTGTTTTGACTGTTACAGATAGAATAGCGATTAGAATCTATGTAAACGTTGGTGGTAGAACAGTAACTTTACATACAGAGAACAATCACTTGTGTCAAGTGGTTACTACTTTCTCAAAAGGATTAATCTCTTTAAATAACCTTACAAGACAAAATCAATTCTTTGCGACAGGAACAAGTGGAACGGACTTTGGGATATCTTCAAGTGTAGCGACACATACTTTTAACCTACCTGTGGCTTCGGCTGCAAATACTGGTAAGTTAAGTTCAACGGATTGGAGTACGTTTAATAACAAGCAGAACACAATAACTGACCCAATTACGGGAACAGGAGCAAGTACACAAATAGCTTATTTCAATAGTGGTACAAGCATAACAAGTGAGGCAGCGTTTAATTACGATGCTTCATTGAATAGACTTGGAGTTAATACTTCAGTTCCTAATGCAACTATCGGAGCAAATGCTGCTCTTGATAGCGGTTACTCTTTGTT